CGTCGTTCTTGGTGCGATCTACAGCAATATGTTATTGAAGCAGTGGCAAGAGATGGCGAAGCATTCATTCAGATTGTTCGTGGCCCACAGTTTCCACATGGTATCGCATTCCACCCACTAGAAGCTGACATGATCGATGAGCAGAAGAATGCTCGCGCTAAGAATGGCAATCGTATTCGTATGGGCATCGAGGTGGACAAGTATGATCGTCCGATTGCTTACTGGGTACGGAAACAGCATCCAGGCGATTACGATATGTCTAGCTATCGCAGTGCAGAGCTAGAACGTATACCAGCGAAAAACATTATTCATGTCTATGACCAGATCCGAGCTGGACAGACACGAGGTGAGCCTTGGATGGCTCCTGCTATCAGTCAGTTGAAAATGCTGAATGCTCACAGAGAGGCAGAACTCGTAGCTAGTAGAATGGCTGCATCGAAGATGGGCTTCTTTATTAGTGATAGTGGTGATGAAGTTCCAGCCGATGATTATGATGGCAAGGTTCCGATTATTGATGCAGAGCCAGGAGCGTTTCATCAGTTGCCTGCTGGCGTAGATTTCAAGGCATTTGATGCAGGACATCCCTCTTCCGCATTCGCTGAGTTCGAGAAGGGTATTCTTCGTGGCCTAGCTTCTGGTTTGGGTGTCTCTTACGCATCGCTCTCTAACGATCTGGAAGGCACCTCATACAGTTCTATCCGTCAAGGTGCGCTAGAAGAGCGTGACGCATATAAGCGTGTGCAGAAGTTCTTGCTAGAGCATTTTGTTCTGCCTGCTTATGCAGAATGGCTCAGGCACTCGATGGAGTTTGAGGTAGTCCCGATCCCAGCGACACGTTTCGACAAGTTTTACAATGCAAGCGTATTCCGTCCTCGCGGATGGCAGTGGGTCGATCCACAGAAGGAAATCAATGCGGCTGTCACAGCGATGCACAACGGCATCATGTCTATGCAGGATGTGTCGAACCAGTATGGTCGTGACATCGAAGAAACCTTCTCACAGATTCAGAGAGATCAAGAACTAGCAGATAGTCTAGGTATCGATCTGGCATTCCAACCTTTTGGCGGCAATGAGGCACTAAAACCTATGCCTACGGAGGATGATGATGGCGAGCTATAAACCGACTGAGGGTATGGTCGAAGAGGCTCGTAGGGGTCTCGAATGGCGCAGCGAGTTCGGTCGCGGTGGAACAGAGGTAGGTATTGCTAGAGCGCGTGATATCGTGAATGGCAGAAATCTATCGGACAGCACTGTAAAACGGATGTTTAGTTTCTTCAGTCGTCACGAAGTTGATAAGAAGGCTGAAGGATTTAGACCAGGCGAAGATGGTTATCCATCGAACGGACGTATTGCATGGGCGTTATGGGGCGGTGATGCAGGATTTTCATGGAGCAGAGATAAGGTAGCAGGCATGGAACAGGATAGAGCAGCACCCGATGCGCTAGAAGTCGGTGACTTTGTGTCATGGGACTCTTCTGGTGGTCGAGCTAGAGGTGTTATCGAAAGAATAGAGCGTGATGGCGTAATAAACGTCCCTGATAGTGATTTCACTGTTGAAGGTACTGAAGACGACCCAGCCGCATTGATCTGCCTATATCGTGATGGCGAGAAAACAGATGTGCGGGTTGGTCATCGTTTCTCTACTTTGACCAAAATAGCGGATATCGAACCTTATGATGACGAGCGACCCTACCCTAATGAACACGCTGCAAGAATTGTTGAACCTGATAAGTTTGATGATTTTAGGCGCGACAATGATGCTGGTGGCGATGGTATTGATTATATTTATGGTATTATGGGGTCTGGCGATAGCGAGTTACAGTCTATTCGTTTTGATAAAGAAAAGTATAGCGCGTCTGATGCAAGGGCTTGGTTGAGTGAAAAGCAAATTGACGCTATAAAGTTCGAAGAAGCCATCGAGGAACGTGCTATGGAAGAAACCACAGAAGAACTAGATCGTAAGGAGGCTCCAGAAGTTGTGCATCGCGCAATGGATATGGAAGCCAGCGTGGTCGATAAGGAAAAGAGGACAGTGAATATTGCTGTATCCTCTGAACTTCCTGTTGAGCGTTCTTTCGGCAAAGAAATCTTAGTCCATGAAGCAGAAGCTATAGACATGGAATTTATCGCGTCTGGTCGCGCACCATTATTGCTCGATCATGACATGGAGCGCCAGATTGGCGTAGTAGAATCCGTAGAACTATCTAAGGATCGCAAGTTAAGAGCCAAAGTCAGGTTCTCACGCTCTGCGTTAGCCGAAGATGTGCTGCGGGATATTGAGGATGGTATTCGAGGCAATATTAGCGTTGGATACCGAGTCAATGAAATGTCCAGAGATGACAAGCAGCGAGATGTCTATCGTGTGCGGTCTTGGCGACCCTTGGAAGTATCTGTAGTATCGATCCCAGCCGATGTGTCAGTTGGTGTAGGACGTAGTGTAGATGCTCCCGAACCCACCCCTAATGTTGAACCATCAATTCGCAAGGAGGACAATATGTCCGAAGAAGTGAACTTGGATGCTGTTCGGGCAGAGGCCGCTAAGGAGGCTGCTCGCAACGCATCTGAAATAATTGCACTAGGCACTCGTCACAACAAGCGTGACATGGCTGAAAAAGCTATTGCCGAAGGCAAAGACATTGCTCAGTTCCGTGGTGAACTGCTCGATGTTCTAGGAACCGAAGCACCATTAGAGAACACCGACATTGGCTTGAGCAAGAAAGAACGCAAAGAGTTCCGTCTTGTTCGCGCTATCGCTGCTCTCGCTAACCCAAATGATCGTCGCTTGCGTGAAGCTGCTTCCTTCGAGTTCGAAGCATCTGAAGCTGCTGCAAAGCGTTATGGTCGTTCGGCTCAAGGTGTGATGATCCCGACAGACGTTCTTGGTAGCTGGAAGCGTGACTTGAACACATCAGACGACAACGAGTTGGTTGCAACCGACCTTCTCGCTGGAGAGTTTGTTGATGCTCTGCGTAACGCATCTTCAGTTATGGCTGCTGGAGCTCGTATGCTCACTGGCCTTTCTGGAAACGTCAACATTCCGAGAAAAGCAACTGCTTCTGCTGGCGGCTGGATCGCTACAGAAGGTGGTGCTTCTTCAGAGAGTGAGCCAACCTTCTCAACCATCTCGATGACTCCAAAAACAGTTGGCGCGTTCTCTGATATGACTCGCCAAATGATCATTCAGTCATCACTCGACATCGAAGCGCTTGTTCGTGACGACCTTACCCAGGCTCTCGCACTTGCTATCGATAAAGGTGGTCTGGAAGGATCTGGCTCCAGTGGTCAACCAACAGGTATCTTGAATACAAGTGGTGTAAACACAGTCACAAACTTTGCGGCTGCTGTTCCAACTTTCGCTGAAATGGTAACGCTAGAAACGGCTGTCGCAGAAGACAATGCTCTTATCGGCAACCTAGCTTACATCACAGACGCAGCTACTGCTGGTGGTCTGAAGACGAAAGCTAAGGACTCTGGTTCTGGCCTGTTTGTTCTGGAAAACGGACAAGCTAACGGATACCCAGTAATCGTATCTCAGCAAGCAACTGCTGGTAACGTTTACTTCGGTAACTTCAGCGACCTACTCATCGGAATGTTCGGTGGGTTGGACATCACTGTTGATCCGTATAGCTCATCGAACACTGGCACAGTTCGCGTTGTCGCTCTTCAGAGCGTTGACGTTGGCGTTCGCCACGCTGTTTCGTTCGCTTTCGGTAACGACGGAGCATAAGTTTGGTCGGGGGGACAGTTGGGTGTCCCCCCACCATTCTTCAGGAGTAAGTTATGCAATATAAATGCGTCCGTGGTGTAGTAACGAGCAAAGGTGCAATAGCCATCAATGACTTGGTAGAACTACCTGATTATGAGGCTAAGGTGCTTATGGCCCAAGGCAAACTCATCCCACATCACGAAGAAGAGATACGCACCACTGCTGTTAAAGAAGTAGTGAAGCAAACTCCGAAACGTGGCAGGAAGCCGCGCAATGGCGGTTGAAACTGCCACTGAACTTGCAATATTCTTTGATGTCGATGATTTCGGCACTGCGGCCACTTATACGCCTGATGGTGGTTCAGCATCGACAGTCAATGGGATCTTTGACGACCCCCAGGCAAGTCGCAATGCGACCGATTTACTAGACATTACCATTCCTGCTCCGCAGTTCGTTTGTCGGACTAGCGATGTAGCCAGCGTAGCGGAAGGTGATGCTCTTGTCGTAAATAGTGTATCTTATACGATCCGTGTAGTGCTGACAGATGGCACAGGCGTGACGACATTACTGTTGGAGAAGGTGTAATGGCACACGTTCGTCAACAGATCAGAAATCGTATAGCCACTTTAGTCACAGGATTGGCTACCACAGGCTCTAATGTATATAAGATGCGTCGATACTCTTTGGATGATGCTAAACTGCCTGCTGTGGTCGTCTACACTATGGATGAGAACAGCAGTCTAATCACTGTAGGCACCAGAACCTTACGCAGATCGACGAATGTAGCTGTCCAGGCATTTGCGAAAGGCAGCAGCACGAGCGTATTCGACACGATTGATACGATCTGTGTGGAGATAGAAGAGGCAATCGCAGCAGACTTTACCTTAAATGGTCTTGCTAAGTCTTGCATTCTCACATCTACCAATATGGATATTAACGTAGAGGGTGAACAATCGATTGGTAGCGCTAACATGATTTACAATGTAGAATACATAACTACGATTGGTGATGTGGAGACAGCACGATGAAGATGATTAAACTCCATCATGGAGATACAGAGATTCTTGCACCAGAGACAGATGTAGAGTATCTAGTTTCTATTGGCTGGAGCGAGAATAAACCGAAGGCCAAACCAACCAAGGC